TAAAACATGGACATGTTATGAAGGTCAGGATCAAGCATGTGGTGAGTGTACAGCCTGCAGTTCTAGAATACAAGGTTTCATTGATGCCGGTTATATCGACCCGGTACCATACAAGAGAGACATCCCATGGGAAAAGTATGGTTGTGTTGAAATTATCGAGTGATTAAAGTTGAACTTTTGCTACAAATGTCTTATAATTATGAGACAAAAATAATTTATGTGCGGTATATTTGGTAGTTCGAACTTTAGTGATTATGAAAAGCTTTACAACGTAAACAAGGTGCGTGGTAATTTTGCGTATGGTAGTTTGTATGTCAAGACTACAGTGAATCCTGGTTACAGGAAAGAGTTGTATATTAGAAAGCGTAAGAGATTAGAAGACATAACAGGTGATTATGCATTTACAGATCAGTACAGTATGTTCATGGGTCACACTCAAGCACCAACTAGCGAACAACGCAAGTATAGTCCGTATACTACACATCCATTCAACAGCATGCATTATCATGTTGCACACAATGGTGTGTTGGAAAACACGCAAGAGTTGATTGAAGAGTTTATCGGTCCGCATGACAATCCAGTGGATAGTTCAATCATACCCATACTGTTGTCGTTCATGTATGAGTTTGGTGAAGAAGAGCCTGGTAAGACCATGGAGCTCACAGCAATTGAAACAGTATGTAACATGCTGAAAGGTACATTCGGTTGTTGGATACAGAGCAAACTCACCGGTGATACATATTTAGTGCGTAGTGGTAGTACGTTGTATGGTGACATAATAAGAGGTAATTTTAGCTCCACGCGAGTCCCGGGTGTAGCAAATACAGAATTGAAAGAAGGTGTTGTGTATTGTGTAACAGGAGAAGGTCTAGCAGAGTGTGGAGAATTTGAAACCAACAGTCCATTTTTTCTATGAATATGAAGAAGATATTAATTGTAAGCTGCACAAAAGGTGAGGCTAAAAACACATTGTTATACAAATCGTTAAGTCAGATGAAGGATGACGTCAAGCTGGTTGTTGCTGCAAACAATACCAAAGGTTTACCGGAGATATACAACAGATACATCACATCAGACAACCTCGTGAATCACGATATTGTGTTGTTTGTACATGATGATGTATATATTGATGATTTGAAATTACAAGGTAAATTGTATACAGCCATGCAGGGTTTAGGGTATGACATAACTGGATTGGCTGGTGCTAAAAACATTACTATCAAAGAACCATGCCTGTGGCATTTGATGGCGCATAAAGGCACCACCTCTGGTTCTGTTAGTCATCCAGTCAATGACAGTTCCAAGACAGCAACAACGTGCTTTGGTCCTTGGCCTGAGAGATGTTTGGTGTTAGATGGGTTGTTTATGGCTGTAAATCTCAGAAAAGCGCTAGAAGTGAAGTGGAAATTTAACACTAATTATACTTTTCATCATTATGATATGGCCGCCTGCTTGGATGCAAACAAAAAGAAAATGAAAATGGGCACATACCCAATATATGTCAATCACGCTAGTCCGGGTTTGTTTGACGTTAATGATAAATTGTATCAGCAATCACAGAACCAATTTTTAAGTGAGTACAACTAGTACATTGGATGCAGATTATTATGAGTCAGTAATGGCTTATAACATGTTGTTAGATGAATCCTATCTAGCAAACATAATTGATCATTTAGACGAAAAATACTTCAACAATAAAGACATTTCTGCAATAGTACGAATTGTAATCGACTTCTATAACAAACGCAGCACTCCACCGACGTTAACAGAGATAAAAGGATATCTAATTGATGAGGCACTCAAGAAAAATTATAGAAATGTAATCAAACTGTTTGAGAATTTTGATAAAAAATTTAACAAAGATGAATTGTATGAGAACACTGAAAGATTTCTAAAAGAACGGGCAGTATACAGCACATTGCTTGAAGTCGCGGAGCAAACATCAAATGCAGATATAGACACAGGCAGTATATTGAATAAATTTGAGAAGGCGTGTGGTATAACACTTTCGACAGATTTAGGGTTGGATTATTTTGATGATATAGACAAACATATAAACGATTTGAAGACCATTGACAGTACAATATCATCTGGTTGGGAGTGGTTAGATAAGAAATTGGATGGTGGTTTTCTTGAGGAGGGTCGAGCAATATATGTGTTTGCTGGTGAGACAAATATCGGTAAAAGTATATTTTTAGGTAACATTGCTAAGAACATTGCAGAAACAGGCAAGAGTGTACTGCTAGTTAGTTTGGAGATGAGTGAGCTTGTGTACGCTAAAAGAATTACAACCAACTTGACACAAATACCCATAAGAGATTTGAATCACCGAACAGATGATATTGAGGATAGTGTATCACAATATAAAAATAAAAACAAGAAGAGTAGAATTATTGTTAAAGAGTTTCCACCTAGTACAATTACATGCAAACATTTGAAGGGTTACATTAAAAAGTTAGTTGATCGTGGAGTGGAGATAGATGCAATAGTTTTAGATTATGTGAATCTATTGAGAAGTGACACAGGTACAAACTCTTATGAGCGTATAAAATATGCTACAGAAGAGTTACGTGCGTTGAGTTATGTTTTCAGCTGCCCGGTGATCACAGCAACACAGTTGAATAGACAAGGATATAATGAGATAAATCCTGGATTGGATACAGTGGGTGAGAGTTACGGGTTGGCAGCTACCGCCGATGCTATTTTCAGCATATGGCGAGAAGAAGAAGATATAGATTTGGGTGTGCTCAAGCTAGGTGTGATGAAAAATCGATTTGGTGAAAATCATGGTAGTGTGATAATGGAAATTAACTACGACACGTTGACGCTGAAAGAAGGATCTGAACAATTGCAGAATATTGACATGACAGATACACTCAGTTCGTTAGACATGCTAGGGAGTTGATATTTAGTAAATACATGTTAAATATTCTTTAACAATTGTATGAAAAAAATAGCTATTTTTACAGATTGTGATCTTGATGGATTGGGATCATTTCACGTGTTCAATTGGTACACGAGATTCAAAGATGTTGAGCATGAAATATGCTCGCAATCTAACTTCAGAAACACATTCACAAGATGGTTGAAAAAGAACAATCCACGTGATTACGATAAGATATACATTTTCGATTTAGATGTATCGCAGAGCAATATGGATCTAGTGGATCATGAAAATTTTACAATTATAGATCATCACGAAACACATGTAAAAAACAAAGACAACTATAAAAAAGCCACCACAATCCTACAAGAGTATACAAGCTGCTGTAAATTGTTGTACAGTTTATTAAAAAAGAAGTATCCGGATGTTGAACTGAATGACAATCAAAAGATGTTGATTTTGTTAGTTGATGATTATGATAGTTACACATTGAAACTGAGAGATTCATATAACATGAACGTCATAGTATGGAACTATGTTGGTGACCGGGCTCAACAATTCGCTAGAGACTTCGGTAATGGTTTCACTGGCTTCCGACAAGAGCATCTCAACATGATACACTTGAACAACAAGCGTGTGAAGCGAGTATTAGATAATCTAGAAGTGTTTGAAGGTCAAGTGCCGATAAACGGTGAGAAAAAATACATTTGTGGGGTCACAGCAGATACATGCTTGAATGAAGTTGCACATCATGTGCTAAACAAATATGATTGTGATATATGCATGGTGTTGAACATGAAATCTAAACGAGTGAGCTTCCGTAAGACAAAAAAACGAGACATCGATGTGGATCTCGGTGCGCTTGCAAAAAAAATAGCTGAAGGTGGAGGTCACCCATACGCAGCTGGTGGTAAAATAACAGATATGGTGATGTCAATAACAAAAATGTTAGGTTAATGATCAGCAGCATAAAAGACACGATATCAAATGTTGACCCGGTGTCAACAATGTATGAATCAGAATCGATAAGAGTGTTTGTTTCATTCTGTTCGTTTGTGTGTGTGATAAAAAACAAAAAGATGAATTTACCAAATATATTCTTGTGGTTACTCAAAGACAAGGCGCTGAGAGACACATTCAAAATGTTGAGTGACCTTGACACGGATTACGAGGTGCTAAAATACTTTCTCGATCATGACCCAACATTATACAAATCAAAATACATTCGTAATTTTTTGAATGAAAATGAACAGTTGGAGTTGAGATGACAGATTTCGAAAAAACAATATACAACGCATGGTTAGCTGTCACGAGGTCTAGTCAAGGCAAACCTTTCAAGTTGAGAAAGACATGGAAAAATGCAGAAGAACAAATTGACTATATGTCGATAAAAAAACTTGCAAAAATGTTCATGAGATACGATAATATTAATATTGATGAATGGTTCAAATCACCATATAGTGTGTATCCAGAGACTGAAGTGCAATATGACTTGAAGTTTTATACACAGATGAAAGCGTTTAACTGCTACAGATTACACAAGACTAAATTTACGAAACTAACCAAAGAGCAATTCAAAAAATCACTATATAAAAAACAAGTTGACTAAAACAAAACAATACATTATAATAAAACAAAGAAACAAAATTAACAAATGAGTACGTTTACAAAATCCATGTTCGCAAGCATCAAAGATGCACTAACTAACGAAGGCAGTTCGAACAAAGCTGCAGATATATTAAGAACCAAGCCTGGTAAGTCATATGAAGTACGATTACTACCAAATATTGAGGATCCAAGCAAGACATTTTTTCATTATTATAGCCATGGTTGGACAAGCTTTTCCACCGGACAATACGTGAATGCAGTGAGTCCAACGACATTT